GAATATAGCCGCAAGTCCAATAACAGAATAATATGCGGCAATACCTGATAACAATATCGCAGATAAAAATGTTAAATATATCATGAGAATAAGTCTTCTAGTGTATTTTCTTTTTCGATTGTCCAACTCATGCAATCTAATACGACTTTAATTGGTTCAATAAACGCCTTTTCAAATTGCATATCATAATCAATATATTTCTGTAATTCAAATTCTTTAGGCAATCTTACTGGAAAAGAAATAACAGAATCTTTGATTGGATTAGGTGTTTTCAAATATGTGAATTTGATTTTTTCACCTTCGTTGATGAAAGGATACTTCTTCGTTAATCCTTTTTGTTTTAGTATATGATTATATAGTATCGCACCTTTAACATGTATTGGTGTACCTTTTTCATACAATGATAAATTATTGGTATATTTTTTGATGCCGTTCACACCACGTGGGAAAGAGATGTCTTCTACTGGTAAAGTTTTAAATTCTTTTCTGAAGTTTGCAATAAATTCATGAATGTCTTCTTCACTACCAACCATCATGAGTTCAACTGCTTCGGACATTTTCTCACGAATAGGTGCTGGTGTCGATGACTTCACCATTTCAAGACCAGATACTTTAATCTTAGGTTTATTGTATGCAACACCTTCGTTATTATATACATTCAGAATGTATCGTTTCTTAGCAGTCCAAATACCTTTGTCTGCAAGGGCTTCACGTTTCATTTCCATTTTTTGTTCGTATGCATGAACATAATCAGCAAGTTCTTGATATGACTTATCAATGAATGGTTGAATCTTATCTTCACAAACTCTGTCCATGAAATCAATTACTTTGTTACCTGGTAGTTGTACAACACCATCAACACCATAAACTTTTTCAACAAGAGGTCCTAGTTTTAGATAGACTGAATCGGTATCGGAAGCAATAATATAATCTGCATCAGTCTTCAATAGACTGTTCATATATTCATTCAATTTGTTTGCAATCCAACGAATGGAGAATTGACCACCAGATGTGATCGCAATCGCTTGTCGTGTATCAAAGAATCTGAAGAATTCATTACCAAGAGCACCATATGCGGAATTCAAACAAACCTTCTTCGCCATCTGCAAGTTCTTATAACGAGCGATACGCTTAGAGATTTCATACTTCTTGTTAGAATCTTTTTCGTTCTCATAATCCTGTTCTGCATCGAGTTGCATTTTCTTATAACGCTTACGATCAGTATACATCGTGTGCATCATTTCTGCTAAGAAGCCACGTTTTAATGTAGAGAAGAATTGTCCATTTGGTGTTAGTGATGCACCTTCCAACTTTGAAGTATCAACTTCTTTCTTCAATAATTTATCTACAGTTACACCACTAGAAACAATCTCTCTCATTTCTGGAGTGTATTTTTCTGGTTCAATAAGTGTATCTGGACCAATATTGTATTGCATAATCAAGTGTGGATATAGACTATTCAAGTCAAATGATGATATCCACTTGTGCATACCAACAAGTGGTTCTTTAACATATGCACCTTCAAACGCATCAGATTTTTCTTTGCGAACAGTTGGTGGAATAACAATATTATCTTTCTTTAAGAAGTTGTAAATCAGAACATCCCACATGCGAACTTGAGCAAAAACATCATCAAAGTTTGTCTTACTATCATATGCAAGAGTTAATGCAAGTTCAATGAGTTTTAGTTTATCGTCAAGTTCTTCAATCAATAGAACGTCAACAATATTATACTCAATAAACTTCTGAAAGTTTAGACGATACAATTGATGCAAATTATCATACTCATCATAAGATAATTTGTTTTTTTTCAGTTCAACAGATGCAATATAATCTAGTTTGTATGATTCACGTGAAGCACCGTCTTTAGCATACTTACGATATAATTCGATATAGTCAAGCATTGCAATACCTGACAATTCATATACTGTATGATCTTTGCCCATCAGAACTGCATTACGAGTACCAATGTAGTTCCAAGGAGATAGTTTTTTAGCATCGTCTTCACCAAGAACTTTTCTAAATCGATTGACAAGATAAGGAAAGTCAAAAAACTTAATGTTCCATCCAGTAACAATATCAGGATAGTCTCTTGACCACATGTCTAAAAACTTCTTGCATAGTGTCCATTCATCTTTACATTTTACATATAAAACATTTTCAAGTTCTTCTTTTTCATTTTTGTTGAAGTCACCACAACCAAATACGAATGTGTATGGGTTACCAATAAACTTATATGCGATAGCAGTAATAGGCTCACTTGCTTCCGCAGGCTCAGGAAAACCATTCTCTGAACCAACTTCAATATCAATGACTGCCGTTCTAATTAATGATTGGTCCCAATCAATTTCATTTGGATACAAGTCAGAAATATAATTATACTCATAGCGAGTGCTACCATATATCTTTTTATTATCAACTGTTTCATTTTGTTTAACATAATTTCTTGCATCCCGAATACTATCAAATTTGAACTCATGAACATTATGACCATCAATTGTTTTAAATTTAGATTCTTTGCGAGATAATTCAAAGAGACTTGGTTGATATTCAAATCTCTCATTGATACGTTTACCGTTAACTACACCTCGATATAAGATGTAGTTTCCTGTACATTGTACGTTTGTATAAAAATTCATTAGCCTGTAATAATTTGTTTAGTTGGTGGAAGAACAATACCTGAACCGAAAACACTATTATAATTGTTTATCAATTCTTGTGCTGGTGAATATTGATATATCACTGATAATGAACTCACAATAAATTTTTGCTTAGATTCATGGTCGGCAAACATAGGCCAAGGAGCAAATCCAATTTGTGGCTCACCAGTTTTACCAGGCATCACTTGAATTCTTACCGGATTGGTAATTTCACAATCACCTTCAGAATTCCATTGTATTTCACCCATGACTTCTTCATTATTAAGTAGCTTAATTATCTTTAATGACATTGTGATTTCCTTTTTAAAATTGGATAAATATATCTGATTGACTTGATATTTTACTGAAGTAGTAACTTTTTGTCAAGCCTTTTTTAGGTATTCTTAGACATTTCTTTATCATTATACACATATTTAAAATAGCATAAAATCACACAAAGAATCGTTGTGTGATGTATTAGGAGAAGTATAATGGGATTAGTAGATTCCGCATTAAATATAGTTACCAGAAAAGAAAAAGAAGCACCACAAGGTTCACGATCAGAAAGAGAAGCTAAAATCAAAGACAAAGCAGGTATGGTCATCAACGTATTTGCTTTATTGCTTGCCATTAATACATTTTTTGCATCTGGATTTTCCAGCACAATAATGAATAATACTATTAAAGCAAATGATATTTGGAATTTCTATCAAGCAAAATCAATCAAACAAACTGCTTATGAATTGGCTGCCGCTCAAATAGAAGAAAAGAATCCAAAATTAGCACAAAAATTTAAAGATAAAGCGGCTAGTTATGAATCTGATCCGGTTGGTGGTGAAGGAAAAAAAGAGTTATTACAAAAAGCTAAGGCATTAGAATCAGAACGTGATTTGGCGAAAAAAAGAAGTCCTTGGATGGGCTATGCAAGTACAGCATATCAGATGTCAATCGTTCTGTTATCTGCTAGTATATTATCTGTAAATATGTTATTGTTTTGGTCCAGTTTTGGTGTAGCTGGTATTGGTTTGGTTCTAATGAGTCAGGGTCTTTGGTTGTGGTTATAAAATCAAATGGATCCAATAACGCTATTCGCAATGGCGAATGCCGCTGTTTCGGCAGTTAAAGCGGGATGTAAACTTTACAAAGATATAAAAGGTGCGGCAGGAGAAGTTAAGGAGGTACTTAAAGACCTCGATGATCAATTTCACAAACTACACCCACCAAATAAACCCGCTACAATCGAACAACATAACGCATATGTTCAAGAAAGAAATCGTGTTGTTGAATTAAACAAGAAGGCAAACAACAACGAACATTCAACAGTTTATCAAGAACTGGGTGAACATCTTGGTGCTTACTACGATAATTACTTCAAATGTATTGCAATATTTGAAGAAGAAGAAAGACAATCAAAAACTAAACTTTATGAAGGTGATTCAAGTTTAGGAAAACGTGCTCTACAACGTGTTCTAATGAAAAAACAATTAGAACAAATGGGTACAGAATTACGTGAGATAATGATATATCAAAGTCCACCAGAACTCGGTGCGTTGTATTCCGATGTGGAAGCAATGATGAAAGTTATGGGTGAAGAACAAAAGGTTCTTTTAACAAAACAAATTAAAAGAGAAGCAATTGAAAAAAAGAGACAAGAAGAAAGAAGTAAACACCTTAGAAACCAAGCAATAATTGGTCTGACTGTTATATTTGTAATTTTTTGTTTTATGTTCTTAATGATGTGGATTGCTTGGGATAGACAACAAAAATATCCACAATATGGAAATGAATTAATTCCACGTGACATAAATAGAAAAGAAGAAAAATTTGTATATATTGGTAGATAATTATGTCATAAAAGTTAAATATTATACCAATATATATAATGTTATGAATAAAAACTGATTTGAAAAAAAATGAAAACACTATTTTTACTAAAACGTAGAGAAGATTACAATTCTGTTGTCCACAATACAGTGGGGCTTTCTACAGGATTATATAATTCAGCATCATTCATGAACGAAATGCTTGTTCAAGCTGGTGTTGAATCTCATCTAGAAGTTGTTACTGATAATAACTGTATTGATGGTCAAGTTAATAAGTACAAACCAACTCACGTCATCATTGAAGCATTGTGGGTTGTACCATCGAAAATTGCGTTACTCGCAAAACTACACCCAACCGTAACATGGATTGTTCGTTTACATTCAGAGTTACCGTTTTTGGCAGGTGAAGGTATGGCGATGGATTGGTTAGCAGACTACATGTCAATACCCAATGTAGTGTTGGGTGTCAATGCGCCAAGAATGTTACGTGAAGCTCAAATATATCTAAGTTCAAAATATGGTAAAAATCATATAGATGGACGAATTATCTATATGCCAAATTTTTATCCACAAGAAT